GCTGGGAAGCCGATGGCGCACATCGCAGCGCCCAGAATCAGGATCGCAGAAGGCACAGACCGGCTGAAAATCACCCATAAACACAAACCCGCCAATCCAAGGCCAATCAAGCCAGCCTCGGCCCAGAGTTGCAGATAATCGTTATGCGCCGCACCCGCGTGGTGTCCGATCTGGACTTCAACACGGTCAAACAGCGCCAAATGTTCCATCCCGAACCGGGGATAGTGGTAATTGAACGATCCGAAGCCCTGCCCGATAAGGGGATGCTCCAGAACCATATGACCCGTGTTCCACCACAGTTCCATCCGGGCCTGTGCAGACGCCTTTACAACGTCCCAAGCCTCTGGAACCACAAACAGGATCAAAACAGGTACAGCCACCGCGAAGACAACCGCGCTCCGGGCGTAACGCCACAGAATGAACATAAACAGGCCATAGAACGCGACAAACTCAATTCGGCTGGGTAGGTGCATCAGATACACCAAACACGCACCCAGCGCCCCTAAATGCGCAATCCTGACCCACTTGTGTTCGCTGTTTGATCCCAACCACAGAAAAGGCAACAAAAGCACAACATACTCAGTGGCGAAGTTCTCGTTCCCGAAGGAACCGAACCAGCCGAATATCAGTTCAAAGGCCAAGACACCGGCCACACAAAGCCCTGCAACGCGAATGACGGGTTTCAGCCCGTACACCCTCCCGGCAAAGAAACACGCCGCCAGGGGCAGGAGTTTGTGAAGCTGGTGAAGGCTCTGCCGTTGATCCTCAGACCAGAGAACCGACAGGCAAAGCCAACCCAGAAACAACAGCACGGACGCCGTTACAGCATCCCACTGGAATCTCAGGAACGGGAGCGCGAGGCAGAAGGCATAAAGCACCATCCATTTAGGAAGTTGCCCTGCAATCAGCCCCGGCCACCATGCCAAGGTAGCAAGGAAGAGGGCGGCTGAGATAACCCAACCGCCCATTTCATCACTCTGCTTCGATGCGAATGACAATCGTCACGTCCACATCGTTCGTTGATCCACCATTCGTGTGAATGGCAATAACGCCACCCGCCTCAACAGACTGAGACGACAACGTAAGAGTGTCCACATCGCCCGCAGCCGAAGAAGACTGCGTAAGTGTCACGTCCGAACTCGTGTAAGGAGCGAACACAGTGGACCCGGCAGGTGCAACGCCAACGTCAAGAATGGCGTCTGCGTTGGCAAGCGCGCCGTGCAGAACGGTCTGGATCTGCGTCACCTTGCCCGCAATAGGCGAGACAAGGAACGTGGTCGAGGCCGTCGAGACGTTTTCGAGCAGCACAGTAAGATCGCGGCCAACAGGGACGGTTTCGCCGTCGCCATTGACCCAATCTGCCGTGCCGTCGTCACTCTGGCGGATATTCCAGCCCGCAAACGCGAGGCTAGGAACAAGCACCAGGGCGACCAGCAAGGGAAGAAAACGCTTCATAATCACTCCGATCAAGAGGTTGTGAGATCGGCAACGATACCGGAAGCCGCTTCGTTGCGGGATTCAAGCGTGAACTCCACGAGAAGCTGTGAACGCTCACTGTCGCCGGTCTTCGCCAGCTTGTTGGTCGTGAACGAACGCAGGTAGGCCAAGGCCCACATATCGTTCTGGAGAATCCAGCAATCACGCGACCGCATGAAACGGTTCGGGATCACTTCGAGTTCGCCGAAGTCCGAATCATACAGATCAATGGAAGCGTTCAGCTTCGAGTCTTCAGCGGTCTTGAAACGCGTGGCGTTACCGGTGAAGGTCGAGAACTTCTGCTTGTTGAAGCTGCCCACGTAAATCGTGTCGGGTTCGCCGCCGGAGTCCCAAGCGGAGGCCAGAACGGCCTTGACCTGTGCTTCGGTGAACGCCCGCTGTGTACCATCGGTACGTGCGGTGTTACCCAGACCCGTGCCGTTGGCACCACCAGAACCGATGTCGGTGTTGGTGATGACCCAAGCGGGGAGAGCGCCCAACGTGCGAGCGGTCGAAACGTCACCAGCGGCCTCGGCCTGCAATGCGCAGATCGTGGCTTCCATGTCGCGCTTCAGTTCCTTGCCGTTTTTGGCGACCTGGTAGCTGAGTTCGTTCTTGCGACCTGCCTTGGAAACGACCTGCTGCGTACCCGTCACACGAGACACCTTGTCCATGATCTGGCAGGTGTTCGAGAGGCGGACAGTGGGCGTCACGGCGTCGGTGGTTGCGTCAGCACCTTCCTTGACCGCGTTGGAGGTCGAAGCAGCGGCGAGGGCGTCAGTCTGCCACTCGTGCAGAACGGCGGTTGCCTTGCTACGTCCGATGGACGACATGATGGGACATTCGACCGGCGAGATGTCATAGATCGCGTCGGAGAGGTCTTCACGGTTGCCTACAGCATCAAACGTGCTGAAGGTATCTGCGGGTTCAATAGCCATTTTCGAGGTTCCTTATTGAGCAAAAATCCGGTTGATCCGCTCTGCGGCGGCATCAAGGCTTCTCGGATTCCTGCGATGGTTGCGACGAGCAGCCGCGACCTTTTCGGCTTTCGCGTCCTCACCATTCCTCGGCGTACCCGGCTTGATGGTCCGGGTAGGCTTGACCAGCTTCTTTTCAGGATTCGAGGAACTGACCTTCTTGCCGTTCACAGCGTCCTTGAGGACACCAATCAGGCGATGGTCGGCCAATGCACCGATTTCCTGTTCGTTGAAACCACGCTCTGCGAGATAAGAACGCATTTCCGATGCCGCCTGACCCTTGGGGTCTGACAGTTCCGGCCAATTCGTCACCATCCGCTTGTGCTCTTCAGCAAGATGCTGTTGCATCTGTTCCTGCTGTTGAGCCATCTGCTGCTGCACAAGACGGTTGCGTTCGACCTGTGCGCTTTGGAGCGCCTGGGTCTTCTGCTGCCACTCTCGTTGAGCCTGCAAATATGCCTGCGGGTTCTTCTGGAGTTCGGCCCAGTTGGGTTCCGCTCCGGTCAACTGCTGTTCAAGGGTTTGGGTGAGGGTCGCGAGCCGAATGGCCCGTGACTGCAATTCAGCTTCAGCCTCCGTAACAGCCTGCTCGAAAGCCTTTGACTGCTCTGAAAGCTCTGTTGTCTTGCGGGTGTAATCCTGCGTCCGCGAATAGCCGTTCAGGGCTTCGGCCAGTGTGACTTCCTCGTTTTCACCGTTGATCTTGACGGCAACCTTAATGTCATCCAACGCCGCGCGCTCGATCTCAAAGGCTGCTGCAATCTCATCCAGTGTGGAGGGAAGTTCCGGCTTCTGCTCGTCGGCTTCCGCGTCTTTGGATTCATCCTCAGACTTTTCGGCATCCGGTTCATCACCTTCGGCCTTGGCCTCGGATTTTTCACCTTCGTCCGTGCTGTCCTGTTCCGCTGCCTCTGGGCGTGGCGGTTCAGGTTCGTCACCAGGAGTCTCGGTTGGCTCTTCTGCTCCGATCAGTCCGGCGATTCGTTCGGCTGCAAAGTTGACACTCTGCGCTTCGTCTCGTGATACCTGCTTGGGTGCCACGACTTCTGGCGCGGTTCCCGCTTCCGGGGTCGCCGCGATTGCTTCTGACATTTGTCACTCATTATTAGGAACGCCACATTCTGGTTCCAGCCCCTCCCATTGGTTTTGACCGTGCGCCCTTTGGCGTGGACTGACCCACGCTTACTCAGTCGCCGTTTTCGGGAGTAGCAAATACCGCTGCCGTGAGGCTTGGCGGTCAAAACACGGACTTTTTGCCCGTGATAAGTTCCTTCAATTTCCGCTCTGACAGATCGCCTTTCTTGACGATGCCCTCAATAGCGTTGCGTGTGTGTTCGAGGGACTGCAACCGAAGCCACATGCCCTCCCGAATGTCTGCGTTCTTTGCCTCGGCCCATAGCCGGTGGCATTCCGATTCCACCTTGTCGAAGGCTTCTTTCAGAATCTTGTTCTCAAGCAGCGCCTTGGCCTGCTGGCCCCGGTGCTGGTCCTTGCGAAGTTCGTCTTCGTCCATGTGCCTCAGATGTGCGCTAGAATGAATAACAGGGCGTCATCGTCAGAACGCCGTTTGGGTGTGTCAGGCTCCGGTGTTCGATAAATGAACGTGTCAGGCCCGGTCTGGATTTCCTCGACAACCTCAACAGGGGCATCCTGGGCCGCTGCCCGCGCCTCCTCAAGACTGTCAAAGTTCCCGAATCTGTTTCGCCACTTGATCCGGCGTGGACCAGGGACAAATGGGAAGTTACAAAGCAGAGAAGCAAGCATCAGGCCCGCTGGTACGTGTTCAGGCTGAAACGCATGTTAATCAGCGTAGCGTTGGTATCTGTGTCCGCCACAAAGTACAGAACATCAGTCGGACCAAGATCGAGCCCGATAGGCTCATCAATGACAAGGAATGTCTCTGTTTGGGTATCAATCAACGCACGGAAAATCTCGTAGGTCGTTGCTGCGGGGCTTCTGTTGTACACGTAGCCCTTCACAGTGACCTTGGCATTGCCGCCACCCGGCTTGCGCACGTTCATAAAGAGGAACTTGGCGACCCCATCGTGGCTCGCGCCCATATGGAAAATTGCCTGTTGCGCAACTGACTCCCCGGCAGGGATGATGGCGTGTTTGTCACCACTTGTCGTGTGCGTCACCGTGATGGCGCTTGTGTTCTTCTTTGCCGTGCCGCTGGATGCTACCGCAATCCGGTTGATGCCGTACCCGCTGAAACTCGTGGTGTCCGTCCCATCGGTCTCCAGCGTGTGAACGCTCACGGCCTCGTTGCCGTCCCCATCAATATAGTAGAAAGCAAGGGTCAATGCGCCTGTGGTGCCCGCGCCGTCCGTTGACCCACCCGCCGTGCCATCATACGCGATATTCCACGTATCTGCCGACGTAGCCGGGGTGTAGTTCCCCGTGGTGGCCCAAATGGTTTCTTCACCGTTCGCCGCAGTCAATTCAGTCCTATACCCGGACTTGGTCCATCCTGTAATGCCCGACCGCCGACCGATGCGAACCTCGTCCTGGAACGATGTGGGGCGCACATGCGCCGCGTTTGTATCCAGGCCGACAGTCTGGTTTAGCGGGCTGTTGCCCTGCCGGAAAGTGCCGTAATAGGTGTAAAGCCTCAGATATGATTGCGCATCGGAGCGATTAACCAGACGCGCACGGAAATAGCGCGGCCCCTTCACTGCCTCATGAAACTCATGGATACCCGCCGCAACGGCAAAGCCATTGACCGGGAATGTCGTCCAATTCGTGCCGTCAACGGAAAAGTCAAAATACAACGTACCCGCCGCGTCGGTCTGGCACGACACCATCACGTCGGGGTAGTCGTTCTGCTCACCCGTTCCGGTGTAGGTCGCATCACCCTCAAGGGCGTCTGTTGACGTGTTACCCGTGGACGCCACACCCACCGTGGACGTGTAGCTTATGCCATCAGCAGACACCTTCTGCCGGTTCGCAAGTGTCTCCGGGTCGGTGATAACCACGGCCTCACGTTCCGCAACCGTGCCGTCCGTCTGTGTGACCTGCGTGGTATCAAGTACCTTGTCGGTCGGCTTGCCAATGGGAAGGCTGGATTCAACCGTCATGTGCGTTCCAACCGTTCACTTCATCCCAAATCCGCCCGTCTTCGGTCACGAAGCTGTGCATCCCGAAGTTGGTGGCAATCTCCACCAGGCCAGCGTCGGTGCTGCCTGTTGAACGGGGGTACACGTCGAACCACGTTCCGCCTTCTTCGCGGGTGTAGCGTTCCATGTAGCTAGTCGTCATCTTCCACCACCGCGCCCATGATTGAACCTTCGCCGTCACGCTCCAAATTCACCCTGCGGCGCTTGTTGCCGTTCAGAATGGTAATGCTGGGCATGGGTGCTTCCTTGGGCGTCTCAGCAGGCTTGTTTGCTGCCTGTGCGGCCAATCCGGCCTTCTGCTGCGATTCCGATGCACGAAGGCGGGCGTTAAACTCGGCCTCCTGGCGTTTCAGCGCCATTTCCTGGTCGAACTTCTCGCGGTCCATCGCCATTTCCTGCTGATGTTCCTCGCGCTTCATCGCCATTTCGTTGGCGGCTGCGGCTTGCTCCATCTCAAGTTTCTTATATTCGAGCTGCATCTTCTGGATTTCAAGCTGGGCCTTACGTTCCTCGGCCTGGGCCTTCATCTGAAGTTCAGCCTGCTTGGCTTGTACGCCAACCTGCGCCTTCTGCTGCTCAAGCTGACCCTTCATCTGCATTTCGGCCTGCTTGGTCTGCATGTCCATCTGGAATTTCTGCATCTCAGGATTCGGGCCGGGATCGGGCGGGGGCTGACGGGCCTGCTCCGGGTCAACGTCCATGACATAGGCATCGGGCTGCTGCTCGCCAGCGGCCTCGATGAACTTCTTGAACGCATGGGAAATATGGTCGGCGTAGATAATCGGGCCGTTCACACCGCCCTGCAATTCAACCGCCGACTTCTGCAAGTCAAGAATCTGACGACGTGCNACAAGCTGCTGNTCNCGGTTGCCATACCCNAGCCCGACATTCACNGTCACGTCCATCTGGGCGTTCCANGACGCCGGATCGACCTCAACCAACTGGTTGCGCAGGCGGATCATCTTGGGCTTGTCCTGGTACTTCACCGACATGCGGAGAATCTTGCGGAACATATCCCGGACGCCCGTCTGAGCGAACACACGGGCAATCAGCATAATGCGGCGCTGCGAAGCCGACATGAGCATAGCAGTGCCTGATGCGGTGTTGTTGAGCGCATCAGGGTCCACGCCCTGGTTGAGCCTCGACACACCGGCACGGCTTTCTTTCACCTGGTCGGCGTATTCCAGCATCGGGAAGATATGACCGGCAATCGAGGGCGTAACCTGCGGGACGATATGGCCGCTGACATCGTTCTGCTCCGTATCAACGACAATCGCACCGCCCACGGCGTTGTTCAGCAGGCTATCAAGATCGACCTTATTCGATACCGCATTTCGCGTATTGTTGACGTTGTAGATGTTGTCGAGAAGCTGACGCCAGATCGTGGACTTCAACTCCTGAACGTCCATCACCTGGTCTGCGATGCTGTCACCGACCAGCGTGTGGGGCATCGGTACGGGAGTGATGACCGTGAAGGGCTGTTCGTCAATCTCTTCGTTGTCGAGGATCGTGTGCCCGTTGCCACCCACGAGCACCTTCCGCGTCTCAGCAATGCCGTCGCCGTCCATGTCAACACGAAGATAGCACTCATGCAGCCAAATGGTCCGCATGGACTTGTCAACCTCAATGCCCTCAAGGTCGGCGTCGTCAAACCGCTCTGTGCGCTCCTGGTTGTATTCCCCGTCATCAGACGAAGGAATGTCCGCCAGCAGCTTCTTGTCGTAGCCTTCCGCAACCAGATCGGAAAGGGTCTTCTTCACCCGGTGACAGACGAACGGCACAATCATGTGGCCCGCTTCGTCCTCTAGTTTAACCGCGCGGCGTGAGAACATAAATTCTTCAGGCGGTACGCTGTCAACACGGACCCCGCCACGCTTCTCTGTATGAATGAAACGCGCATCCATGACAGGAACCATCTGCGGGATAAGCTGACCCGTCTGCGGGTCGGGCATCGCGATTTCTTCTTCGCGCTCCGTTACCTCATCCAGTTCCAGGCTTTCATCCTGCTCCAGCTTGGCAAGTTCTTCAGCCGTTANACCCTTGTACCGCTTGACGGTCTTGTGTTCACGGTACTCCCAGCAGACCTTTGCAATGCCCATCTTCTGGAGCAATGCGTCCTTAAAGGTGTCGTAGAGCACCTGGAAGCCATCGTTCTCTTTCGTGAAGATATGGTTACAGTATTCCGTGGCCTGCTTTGCCATCCGCTCGTCTTCAGAGCCGACTGGATCAAACCGCACCACGTCGTCACCCGCCGTGAAAATCTCCAGCAGTGAGGGCAGCATCCACTCCACTGTGTCTGCCACATCCCGCGAAACGATGGACGA